CAAGCCGAAGATCTCGTGGATCGCGGCACAGGGCGGCGGGCGATGAGCTCGGCGAAGGGTCGCACCTGGTTCCGCGCCGAACGGGACTGGTTCAACGATTCCAAGCTGGTGGACCTCGTCGAGAAGGTCGGACCGGCGGGCGTGGTCGGCTGGTTCCGCCTCTTGGGGCGTGCCTGCCAGACCGAGGGGATCTTCCCCCACCCGCTCAGCGCTGAGCTGCGTGACAACAACCTCGGCATCAACGGCGAGATGGCGAAGGCCATTGCCGCCGCCATGGTCGAGGTGGGCTTGGTGCAGGAAGACGAGGACGGTCTGCGCATCGCAGCCTGGTCGACCTATCAGCCACCCCTGCGCTACCTCGCGCCTGCGCAGCGTGATCAAGAGAAGCCAGCGATCACGAAAAATCACACGCCCGTGATCGCTCAGAACAAAAGCGTGACAAGTAATCACGAAAGCCGTGACGACGAACGAACGAACGAACGAACGAACAAGACGAACGGACGAACAGGTGGGAATCACGGTCTGCCGAGCGTCGGCGAGATCTTGGCGAGAGGAGGAGCACGATGACTTTGGTCAAAGCAAAAACACCAACGCAGAAAGAGCGCGTGCTGGAACTGCTCCAGAACTACGGCTCGGAGGGCGTCAGCGCCCTTGAGATGCTTAGGTTCGGGATCTATCGAGCAGCCGCCCGCATCTCGGAGCTGCGCGAAGAGGGCTGGACGATCCACACGATCAACGAGCACGGCAAGACGGCGGTCTATGTTCTCAAGGGCAAGCAGGTCAGCACCGAGCCGCTCGTGCCGGTGGGCGGTCAGCCGAGCCTCTGGGCAGACTTTGACCGAGGAGGACGATCGTGATCCCGCATCGCCTCGCCCTCGCGGGCAAGATGGGCGCGGGGAAGACCTCGGTCGCCGAGCTGCTGATGCGACGGCACGGCTACGTCCGCCTGGCCTTTGCCGATCAACTGCGCGCGATGCTGGAGCCGGCCTACGGGAAGATTGACAAGGCGAGCATCTACGCCACCTTCAACGGCATCCTCTCCGGCCGCGAACTCTTGCAGCAGTCAGGCGCAGCCCTGCGCAGCGTGGACGAGGCGATCTTCCTGCGCGCGATCGCCCGCCGCATCGCCGAGCTGACGCCCAGGATGCCGATCGTGATTGACGACGTGCGCCTCCCCGTTGAGGCGGAGTTCGTTCGCGACCTGGGCTTCACCGTCGTGCGACTCGAGTGCGACGCGGAGACGCGGAAACGCCGCTGCGGTGCGACCTGGAGCGAGACGCCCGACGTGACCGAGGACATGGAGTTCCACGCGATGACCGTGGACACCGCGCGCCTTGACCCGCACGGAATCGTCTCGTTCATTGAGGCCATTGGCGTAGAGGGAGAGAGGTACCCGGTATGGCAGGAGTAAAGACCAAGCGCGAGGGCGCCAGTAAGCCGCCTCGCTTCTCCCCGACCGACTGCTACGGCTGCGGCGCGGAGATCACCAAACTCGCCGACGGGATTCTCGTCTTGCGAGTCGCATTCGAGGGCGTCAAGCGCTCCTCGCAGAAGTCCTGGGCGCATCGCCGTTGCGTGGGCTCAGAGGGAGGCAAGAAGTGACCGTGCAACCAACAACTCCAACGCAGGTGATTCGTTGGATCGACTACCGGGGCGAGCGCCTCAAGGTTGAGCAGTTCGGCGACACCTGCACCGTCTTTGACGGCGAAGGCTACCCGTACGCCCGACTCTCAAAGAAGCTGGACGACGGCAAGATGCCCCCCGAGGGGTTCTTTTGGCTCCGTTGGTGGAGCGAGAACCAGCACCTCGCCGAGGCGCTGCTGGATCTCGGCGTGTTGAAGACGCAAGGCGAGACGATTCAGATCACGCACTGGGTCACCACCGTCGCGGCACGCATCGCCCCCGAGGTGATCGCGTGACCTTGACCGCAAGCGCCACGCCGCTTCAAGCCGACCTTTGTCGCCCTGGCGACCTGAGCGGCATGGGCAAGACACGGCCCTGCGTGCGGGTGCTGATGTGCGGCAAGTGTGATCGCCCGCTGGTCGTCAACCCGCCGACCTGTGGCGAGTGCTCCTATTGCTTGCGACGTGCTCATCGAGCCATGGGCAAGCCATGGTGGGCTGGCGCCGATTGGGATGCGGGGTCATGAGCCGCATGAGCGACCTTGACATTGAGCAGAAGAACGCAGCGCGATCGCGCATGGGCAAGAACAACCGCAACCGGGGCAACAGCCTCGAGCGTCGCCTCGCCGCCGAGCTGACTGAGGCGGGGCTGGCGGGTGAGCGCGTCGGCCAGTACGGCCTGAAGGTAGATGTCCGTGCTCTCGGGCTGGTGATCAGCGCCAAGAAGGGCGGCGCCTACTCGGAGCGCTACGACAAGTGGCTGAACGAGTTGACGCCAAAGGCGGACGAGGTCGCCGCGCTCGTGGTTGAGGACGCCCCCGGTTCGGGCATCAAGTCCCGCCGCCTCGTGGTGATCCACTGGGAGGCGCTCGTGCAGCTTCTTCAGTCTCGTGAGGGTGCTGACCATGACTAGGCTGATCACCTCGCTGATCGTTGCCATCTCGCTGACCTTCCTGCCTGCGGCTCGCGCCGCGGCACCCGAGGACGTCGCGGACTTCTTCCCGATCGTGACCCCTGACGACCCCTCGGTGGACGCCGACCAGGCTCCCGCAACGGTGAGCGGCATTGCCACCTGGTACGACGCCAACCGCTGGACGCTCGTTCCCTACCCGCACCACATGCGGACCGCCTATACCGATGCGGGGATCGTCTACTACGTCGCCGCTGGCCCGGCACTGCGCGAGTTCCTCGGCTGGCGGCACTGGGACGACCACTTCACGGTGCTCGTGACCAGCGACCTCACGGGCGTGCAGATCGTCGCCGAGGTAGTGGACTGGTGCTCGTGCGGCGGTCATCGAGGCGTGGACGACAACCGCCTTGCCGACCTCTCGCCCGCCCTCTTCAAGGCGCTCGGGGCACACCTGTCACGCGGCGTCCAGCCGATCACGATCCAGATGCTCCCATGACCACCAAGCGCTCGCGCAAGTTCCCGCCAAACGAGCACAACACGCTGACGCGCGAGATCATTGAGACGGCGTGCCAGAAGACGGGCCTCAGCCGCAAACCCCTCATGTTGGCGCTCGTGCCCTTCGGCATCAACTACAACACCACACACGGAGTGTTCTACTGCGTGATCCGAGGCTCGCAGGACTTTACCGATGACCTCGTCAAGGCGGTCGGCGCGCTCGTGGATGGTTTTACGCCCCATGCTCCCGACAACGACAAAATCCTGAAGCTCCAGGCAAAGGAGAAGGCCGCGCACCGCGAGCTGCGCAAGATGCGCCGCGCCATTGAACGGATGTGCGTCGCCTGCGCCGCTCCCGACAAGGGCGAGACACCTCAATGTTGGGACGGCACTTGCCCGCTCCGCGCCATCTCACCGCTGCCGTTGGCGAAGGGGGCGTGATGATCCGAGAGATCGTCTTGCTGCCATCCGACCCGAACGATGACAGCGCGAAGAGCCGACCAGATCCCTACTGGGTGCTGGCAGAAGTTGTCTGGGAGATCGCACAGAAACGCATTGCCGCGCGCAACCTTGCAGCGTCTATGGTGGACGAGCAAGGAGGGCAACGTGAAGAGGCCAGTGCATGAGATCGAGATCGTCATCCACCCAGCCAATGACGAGCCCGACGATTCGCTCGCCCCGAACCTTGAGTGGGCGTTGGCGCAGGCGATTCTTGAAGCCATGAAGCACAAAAAAGCCACAGGGTCTAATGTGACCAAGGGCGAGACGGATCTGCGCCGCGAAGAGGGGGCATAGAGTGAAGAGGCAACTGCCAGCCAGTCTTGAGGCGATCAACGGTCTCCGTGCCGCGTTGTGGGTGCGGGAGTCAACCAGCGGGCAGTTCGACGCCTTTGGTCCTGAAGCCCAGCGCGAGCAGTACCGCATCGCCGTCGAGCGCTTCGGTCTGACCTCCACCGGCATTGAGTGGCAAGTCGCCCACTCAGGCCGCACCATCGGCACGACCGCCCAGTTCGCCGACATGATCGCGCGCGCAGGCAAGGAGTACGACATCCTCGTGGTCGGCTACGTCTCGCGGTTCACCCGCAACGTCAAGACCGCCTTCACCGCCCGTGAAGATCTGCACGCCGCAGGTGCCGCCATCCTTTTCAGCGATGAGCGCATCCTCTCTTCTGACGATCGCTCGTGGGACTCGTGGGCACGAGAGACCGTGGAGGCGGAGTCCTACAGTCGCAAGCTCAGCCGCCGCATCTCCGAAGGCTTTGCATCGAAGAAGCGCATCCTCGGCGAGCCGGGTGGCGAGGCGCCGTACGGCTACACCCGCGCAGGCAAGCCGCCCGTCCTCGTTGAAGATCCCGAGGAGATCGCCATCGTGCGCGAGGCGTTCAGCCTTGCCGCCAAGGGGCGAACCAACCGCGAGATCGCCCAGGCCGTCGGTCTCAAGATGACCCACGTCGCCGAGATCGTGCGGAACCCCATCTACGTTGGCGTCATGACCAACGGGCAGAAGACTCGGATCACCCCTGCGATCAGCCAAGAAACGTGGGACAAGATCCGCGCGATCCGTGGGCGTGTTGACCGCTCCCGCTGCAATACCGGCAGCCGCAAGCCGTACATCTTCTCGCCCATGCTGAAGTGCGGCTTCTGCGATCGTCAACTGACAGGCGACAGTGGACGCTATCGCCACAAAGAGGTGTGCAAGGATTCGGTCGAGGCGCTGCGGGGATTCAAGTACGGGAGCGCGTCGTACCCAAGCGAAGACTTCACCGACGCAATCACGCAAGTCATCGTCGCCAACCCACTGGACGATGAGGCGAAGGATCGCGTCAAGCGTCACCTACGCGCCAAGCTTGAGGCGCCTGATGGTGGACTTGACTCATTCTCCATGGCACGCATCCGCCGACAGCGCGACGACGCCGCGAAGCAGTTCGTGATCACGCGCAACGTTGAAGAACTCCAGGCAACACTCGCGCGCCTGGATGACGAGGAGGCAGCACTAAGCCGTCGAGTCGTCGTTGCCGAGTCAGAGGTCGAGGCGCTTCGGGTCTTAGAAGACCTGCCGAACGTCTGGCAAGAGGCAAGTGATCGTGGCAAGCAGCTGCTCGCGCAACAGATCTTTGAGGGGATGTGGATCAAGGGCAGCGAGCGGCTTGAGGTACGCCTCACCGCATGGGCGAAGAGCATTGGCCTCCACGCCGCGTGGAGGGCAGGCGGAGGCTCGTCCTCCAATCTGACTTTGGTGGGCGGTACAGGACTCCCGCCCGCTCCAGCCAGATTGACCGTCGTGCTCATTGACGACGATGCTCGAGCTGAGGAAATGGTCGGATGACCCGAGAACATAGCCTCAGCGCGCTGCTCAGATGGTACCTTGAGCGGCTTGACCCCGCCCCGATTCGCATCACCGCGCGGGAGATCGGGCTAGACGGCGCTCCGGCCTGGACGCGGGAGTTCAGCCGCTGGCTGGCGGGTGAGCAGGCGATCCGCACCGAGACGAGCGAGGGGCACTGCGAGCACGCCTTCCGCCAGCCGGGGGAACTCTGTGGTCGCTGCTCGGTGTTCAACGAGTACGGCGAGCCCATGGCAGAGACAGGGCGCTACCGCATCACCCGCAGGCTCTACGTCTTCCCGATGCGTGCCGCCGTCGCCCGGCTGAAGAAGGCACAGGTGCCTGAAGGTCTCCCGCCCCTATCAACTGTCCTCTTCGCCCTCGCAGCCACAGGCTCCCCACGGACAGCCGTGGACTCCCTGCTCCCCGCCTACCCTGGCCTCGTGGACGCCGAGCGTGCGCAGGCTCACCTGACCATGGCGCTCCGCCGGGTGAAGGACGCCTACACCGCCGAGCCTCGCCACTTCCCTCGCCGATCCCGTTCCGAGGCGCAGCTCAACGCAGAGGCGGTCGCCTGACCTCTGTCCCCTGACAGGACAAAAACGCACATACGTTCTATGTGCACACCGTTGCGCGCAATACTCGCGCTCGCTAGGTTCAACCCAACGCACTCAGGAGAGACAACCTGAGCAGCGCGGGACCTATCGACTGGCACGCCGAGCGACCCGTCAAGTGTTGCGTGCACCGACCCCTGGCCTTGCCATCCCTTCCATGGGGCTGCGCGGTCGCCCTTCGACGCTTGACGCGGTTCTAGGGAACACGGCAGGTTCAACTCCTGCCCAGCTCCACCAACTACGGCGCCTCTGCCCTCCGCTCGGGCGCCAGGCGGCGGGTCCATGGGACCCCTCGGCTCACGCCGTGTCCGTGCCGCCAACTACAGGGAGAGCATCCTGATCCCCTTTTGGGCTGCTCTCCCGCAAACCTTTGGGAGGCTCTATGGCTCGAGTCAAACGCGACCGCCTGGCGCTCGTGGGTGACTGGGTCAATGCCGCACTCCCCACCCTCAACCTGAGCATCTGGCGCGTGACCGTCGCGAAGGCACCGGCTGGGCAAGACGCCTGGGCGGAGATTGACCCCCGCTCCCAGAGCCACGAGGCTGAGCTCTACATCGGCTGGGACCTGCTCAAGCAGCCCGCCGAGCGTGTCCGTGAGATCCTCACGCACGAGCTGCTCCACCTCGTGACCTGCCGCGCCGACGGCGTGGTCGAGAACCTTGAGGAGCCCCTCGGCAAGCAGGCGTGGGCCGTGTGGCATCCCGCCTACGAGGACGCCGCCGAGCGTACCGTTGACGACCTCTCTCGGCTGATCGCTCCCCTGCTCCCACTTCCCACGTTCACTGAGGAGGCATAGTGGCAGCACACCGGCACACCAAGATCCTCGCCATCGTCAAGGGTCCGCGGTTCGTGTGGATGTGTAAGACCTGCCACAAAGTCCTGCGCTAGTGCCGCTCTTCGCGTGCCTTGACTGCGGCACCCTCACCCCCACCCCTCGACTCGGGCGCTGCACCACGCACGCAAAGACACAGCAGTCCCTGCTCCAGGCTGGGCGCAAGTCGCGATCACATTCCAACAGTCGGGCATGGCGCGGGCTTTCAATGCGCCTCCGAGCAGACCAGCCGTGGTGCTCAATCTGTGGAACACAAGGAAGCCAGGGCAACCCCCTCACCGCTGACCATCTTGATCCCGTCGGAGAAGGAGGCGATCTCCTACCGGGGGAGGATAGGCTCCAAGTCGCGTGTCGCCGCTGCAACAGCGGGATGAAAGGCAAGCACGAGCGAGGTCGCTTCGCTGATTGACGGCACCCCGGCGTTTTATAGACGGGGTGCGGAATGACGATCCAGCCGCCGCCCTTCTACACACCGTGTGTACCTCGTGAACCCCCCCTGAGCGTGGAGGCTCTCCTGAATGAACGCAGTTGACCCTCGGGAGGCGCACCGCACGCTCCTCCGCACCCAGATTGAAGCCGCAGGCAAGACCGATGAGGTCGCTCCGCAGCTTGTCGATCTCGCCGTTGAGACCTGGATCATGTGGCAAGAGGCGGCCAACCTGATCATGGCCGAGGGCGTGGTGCTCAAGACGAATGCCGGCTCAATGCCGCACCCAGCCGCCCAGATCGCGAGGCAATCGTGCGCAACGTACACCGCACTCCTCGGCAGGATGGGGATCTCGGCGAGCCCGAGCCAAGCCCGCTACAAGGTGAACAAGCCGACCCGGCTGGCGCCAGTGACGAGCATCTCCGAGCTGATGGCAAGAAAGCCCGCAAAGGTCGCCCGCCCCTCGTAACGGACGGACCCCTCTTCGAGGAGTTCTGCCGCACCCACATCCGTCAGTCCATCGGGCAGTTCGCCAACCGACCCCTCGTGCTTGAGCCGTTCCAGATGGACTTCGTCAACGAACTACTCAGCCGTGACCCCAAGACGGGGCTGCGGATCTACCAAGAGGCGGCGCTGCTCCTGCCGCGTAAGGCGGGCAAGTCCACCCTCATCGCCGCGCTCGCCGTCTACCAGACCCTCCGCGACGCTGGCAAGGAACCGCAGACAATCGTCGCGGCGGCATCTCGAGACCAGGCGGCGATTATCTTCCGTCAGATCAAGGCGTTCATCTCCTCCTCGGCAGAACTCTCTCGCCTCCTGACCGCACGCCAGTACCAGATTGACGTGGCTGGTGGCGGCTTCATTCGCGTCGTCTCCTCCGACGGTCGCCTTCAGCACGGTTCTAATCCGAGCATGGTCATCGTTGACGAACTCTGGGCGCACCGCGACGACGGCGAGCTCTATACCGCCCTCACGTCAGGCTCCGGCGCCCGCGAGGAGCCGCTGGCCGTCGTCATCTCGACCCCCGGCTACGACCGCGAGCAGATCCTCGGCAAGATCTACCAGCGCGTCATTGAGACCGCACCCGAGCAGGCGTTCGAGTCCACGCCCTACTTCCGACGGGTCGCCCGCGACCCTGTCAATGGCTTCCTGCTCTTCCACTACGGCGCCCCTGACGACGCCGATCCCGATGATCCCGAGGTGTGGCGAAAAGCCAACCCCGCGCCGTGGATCACCATTGACTACCTTCGCAAGCAGCGGCACAAGCCGTCCAGCCGCCTTGAAGAGTTCCGCCGCCTGCATCTCGCCCAATGGGTAAACGCGGGCGAGGAGTCCTGGCTGCCGGGTGGATCGTGGCAAGAGTGCGCCGTGACGGGTGCAGCCCTTGACCCGAAACTTCCCGTGGCGGTCGGCATCGACGTGGGTATCACCTACGACAACAGCGCCATCGTCATCGCCCAGAAACAAGGCGAGCGTGTCGTCGTCGAATCCAAGGTGTGGGGCAACCCGTACCCGCAAGACTCCGCGCTCTACGACGCCTGGCGTGTCGACATCGAAGAGATCCGCGAGTACCTGCGCGAGCTGCGCCGACGCTTCCCTGAGCCCGCGGTGCGGGTGGATGGGCGCACCGTCGCCGGCCCTGCCTTCTGCTTTGACCCGTGGTCATTCCGCGAATCGGCGCAGATCCTTGAGTCCGAGGGGCTCGCCATGATCCAGGTCAACCAAACCGACGCGCGTATGGTTCCTGCGACCACCGACCTCTATCAGGCGATCACTTCCAAGCGCATCGCCTACGACCCGACCGAGAATCAAACCCTGACCGCGCACATCCTTGCCGCAGTCGCCGTACCGCGTGGCGAGTCCGGTTGGCGCATCCGCAAGCCGCGTGGCAATCGCACGGCGAAGATTGACGCCGCGATCGCGCTCATTCTTGCAGTCTCGCAAGCGCTCCAGCCGGCACCGAAGAAGAGCATCGGCGCCTTCCTGGCTTGACCCCCAACCCGCGCTCGTGATCGCCCGTCGGCGATGCGAACGCCTCACCCTGGAGACGCCTGACCAATGACGACCCCCAACTTCGCCGATCCGCGCAACGTCATCGACGGCGCTCGCAAGGACTCCCTCGCCACCTGGCAGGCATTCTTCGGGATGCTGGAGCAGTCCACCGACCGCTACACCACTCGCTCGGACTGGGCGAAGGCGCCCGCCGACGAGGCCTTCGTCTACGCCGCGATCCGCATCCGCAGCCTTGCCGCCTCCAGCGCGCCACTGCGCGTCTTTGTCAAGAGCGGTCAGGACCTGATTCCTGCCGAGGTCGCGAACGATCGCAACGCCTCCGAGCTGCAAGCGCTCCTCGACTTTGTCAATCCCGACACGATGAGCAGCGCCGACCTGAAGGCAACGCTGATCAGCAGCCTCTCCATCTACGGCGAGGCGTACCTCGTCAAGACGCGCGGTCGCCTCGGTGGCAAGACGCAGGAGCTGCACTTCATCAACCCTGCCGCCGTGACGCCAAAGATTGGCGACCACTGGATCGACGCCTACGAGTATCGCCCGACGGGGACCGCCATGATGGCGACCTACCTCCCGAAGGACGTGATCCCGTTCCGCGCCCCTGGCAACTTCAGTGACCCAACGCGCGGACTCTCGCCGCTCTCGGCACTGCGCGACGAGATCAGCACCTCGCGCATGGCGGCAGAACACACCAACAGCCAGATCAAGAATCACGGCGTGCCGGCTGGCGTATGGGTCGCACCGAAAGATTCGGAGATCACCGCGCAGGATCAGAGCACCATCCGTCGCGTCCTCGCCTCATTGCGCGGACCGCGCAACGCGGGCAAGACACCAGTCCTCCCAGGCGGCCTAAAGTGGAAGACGCTGGGACTCCCTGAAGCCGATGCGCAGTATCTTGCCGCGCGCAAGATCTCGCGCATGTCCATCGCCGCAGCCTTCGGCATCCCACTCTCACTCCTCGGAGACGACGAGAAGGCGGGCGTCTATCGCAGCATCCGCGACGCCGAGGAGGTCTTCTGGCGTCGCCTCTCCTCTGAGCTCGCCTGGGTCGCCTCAACCTTTGACTCGTGGCTGACGCCTGAGTTCGACCCGAGCGGCAACAAGCTGACGATCCGCTTTGACCTTTCGGGGATTGAGGCGCTCCGCCCAACGTTGCAAGAAGAGACGGCTTTGTGGCAGTCCCTCCTTGACCGCGGTGTGGTCACGCCGAACGAGGCGCGCGCACACTTCGGCGTCGGCACGCCGACCGACTGGGGCAACACGCCGATCCTGACGCTGCAAGTGCAGCAGCAGGCGGTCGAGGGAACCGCTCCGCAGATCGCTGAGCCGATCCCTGTGAGCGTTCCCGCCGACGCCCCTGAGTCGCAGCCGGTTGTCGTGGCGTCCGCGATTGAACTACCAAAGGACATCTACAAACACCCCGCGGTCAAGGCGTACCTCGCGGGCGAGCCGCTCGACCTTGTCGCACTCCTCGGCGCTGAGCCGGATGAGGCGACACGGACGACGCTCGAGGTCGGCATCCGCCGCCGCTACAACGCCGAACAGATCGCCGCGGGCGTCCCGACTGAGGGATTCTCCGGCCTTGAAGGAGTGACCCGATGAACGGTCTCAAGTTCACAACGCTCGACGATGGATCTCTTGAGATCGAAGGCGTCGGCATCCCGTTCGGTGGACCGATTGACGGGAAGGATCTTCACGGTCAGTTCTTCAGCGCGAACACCGACTTCGCCTGGGACCTGATCACCGACGGTCAGCGCCCGCTGCTCTATCAGCACGGTCTCGACAGCACCCTGAAGACCAACGTCATTGGACGCTGGTCGGTCAAGAAGATTGACCAGGCGGGTGTCTGGGTTCGCGCGCAGCTTGACGCTCGCAGCGCTTACCTGAACGAGATCAAGGATCTCCTCGGCGCCGATGCGCTCGGGCTCTCGTCCGCGACCATGGGGCACCTCGTGAAGGTCGCCGCCAAGACGGGCGAGATCCTGCGCTGGCCAGTCGTGGAGTTGAGCCTCACCCCGAACCCTGCCAACCCTGCGGCGTATGTCGTCAAGACCGCCGAAGAGATTGAGGCGATCGAGTACGTCTCCGCCAAGCTTGCCATCCTCGGCGAGCCTGAGCCGGACGAGGTACCAGCGCCAGAGAGCGAGCCAACCCCTGAAGAGGTTCCCGCCGCGAAGGACACGACGGTCGTCGTCGCAGCCGATGCGGAGATGGGCGAGTCAGAGGACGAAGACTATGACAACGATGACTTTGAGACGTGGAGCGATGTTGCAAAGCACGCCGCCTCGTGCCTCATTGAGGTCCTTGAGATGACCGACGTGGTCGTCGGCGACGAGACGATGAAGGCGGCACTGGATGCCGCAGTCACACCACTCCTCGCGTTCATCACGGCGTGCGAGCAGTACGCCATCGCGGGCACGCCGCTCCCGAGCTCGGTAGAAGATGCCGAACTCATGGAGCAGGCGGAGTACGCGCCAACCCCTGCAACCGATCCAGCAGTGCCCGAAGTGCAACCTGCCGCCAGCCTCGCGATCATCGCGGGAACGGATGTGGAGAGCGTCAAGGCTGACCTGGCACGGCTCAAGGAGCAGATCCGCGCAATCGCGCGAGAGGCTGCCCACCAAACTCTCAAGGGTCGCTGACCCTTGAACCAACCAAGGAGCAACAACATGGCAGAGAACTTCCTCTCCGCTGATGCTGTGAAGGACATCGTCAAGGACGCCGTGTCGGAGGCCGTCAAGGCCGTCAACACCGTCGCCGACGAGGACCGACCAGCCGCAGTCAAGAGCGTGTCCGTCATCAAGCGCGCCTACGGCCTTCCAAAGGTCGGGGTCGCAATGAAGGCAGTCACCCGCGGCAGCGACCGCGACGCATCGTTCGAGAAGGACTTCTCGCAGGCCGCTTCTGAAGTCTTCGGCTTCGGCAACGACCGCGAGGGCAGCCGCTCAATCGTCTGGCCAAAGACCATGGATGAAGCCATCCAGGTCCTTGACGCCATGGGCGAGGGCAAGCACGCCGACCTAGTCGCAAGCGCAAAGGCAATGGCCGAGGGATCGACCGGAGCCGGTGGCGCACTCGTTCCACCTCAGTACCTCCAGGAGGCCTTCGCCTACGCCCTGACCCCAGGGATCGTGGTGCGAAATCTTCCAGGCGTCACCGTCATGCCAGTCAAGACCGGCACGACCGTGTACCTGCCACGAGAGGACGCCCGCGCCGGTGGCGCCTCGGCTGCTGAAGCCGCGGCTCTTTCTGCACAGGACGTGACCTTCGCGCAGCAGTCAATCACCCTGAAGAAGCAGTACGGATACCGCTCCTTCTCGAACGAGCTTCTTGCCGATGCTGATCCAGCATGGAATCAGTTCATCACCAAG